CTTTTGCGAAGAATGATGAAGTTATTGGCTTCCTCATAACTAGCTTAATACCCTTGCCCTGATATACTTTCGTATAACTTGACAATTGTAAAAGATAGTTGTCTTTGTCTCAGTTTCTTACGCTCCTGATAAGGGAGCATAGGATCTGGGATAAAGTCGACATCCTCAAACAGTTTATTAAGTCCTTCTGGGTTCAGGATTCCTGTAACCAGTGTGGACTGAATTTCTGTTAAAGAATCAGATATATCTTGAGTGATATATTCAAAATTCTTTGGAGGATCACAAGCACGGTCTTTCCATGGGCCGCCCCCAGGTTGAATGTAGGCAAATAATTTGCCCATATTCTCTCTGGACTTGTTAGTCAGCATTGCTAAAAGTATTCTTGAATACTTAAACAGTGCTAGGTCGGTGTCAACCGACCTCCAAGGCGAGGTTGTCTTATACCCCAAGTAATTGGGCTTAATGACCCCCGTTATTGGATTACTACCAAGTAACCAAGCTAAGCGACGCTTACGTCCTTTTAGGAAGTAAGAATCGATTAACATGGAAGGGTATCCGGTACCCATAGATCCATACCGATCAATAAAGTTCCTTATACATGAGTTTATCATGTATGGTTTCTTTAAATCACGGATGAATCCAGGGGTTAAAGGGGTTAAGCATCTACCGTTAAGGTAGACCTGTTTAGCCACTTCAGCTCCAGAAAATTCCGAAAACTGAGGTGACAGAACAGTCTTACTTAAATTGATATCGACACCAAGTGCCGTTATCACTTTAATATAAGATTCTGCCGTTCTCCTTTCAGTTATGATGACATCATCTCCTATAAGGCGATAAATCTCCTTACAGTTTTGAACACCAGCAAGGTTTGCTGAGTATTCAACGACAAGATGATGGGCTAGAGAACAAAGCGGCCAACTCGAATAGGCGCCCATAGGCTGCCCAGCCGAGTACCGGACATCTTCTCCACTCCACTGAAGCTTAAACGTTCTATCCGCAAGGATAGTCCATAAAGCCTCAGTGAGTTCGTCGTCCTTTAATAAATGAGAAAGTAAAACCTTCTGTATTATTGCAGGAAAACGATCTGTGAAAGCAGTTAAATCTGCACAGTAGATAAACTCCTTGTTAAGAGTCATCTTCTCTGCAAACTTTCCTACTTTCATGTGTGAATAGGTGCCATCCGAGACAAGAGATTCCAATAAAGCCATTAGACTTTTGTGTAATGGTTTTAGGCATCTTTGACTATAGTAATCTATGATTGCTATGGTCCTTGTCTTCCCAGCTTTCTCAGAAATCTGAGTAAGCTTTGAATGAATACAGTCAGGGTTAATAACCTCAACTGTAGGCATCGGATATTTGTTTTCCAGTTTACTCTCAACCATACGAATTGCTTCGTATAGTTTAGAGTCATTCATTACTGCCGAAATATCTGAATCACTAGACATTAGAGCAGGTCCATTTGGACCTCCTCTAGCTGTATAGTGATACCTCAACCTGCCTAGTTTAAAAGGTTTATTAAGCCTTTTAATCCAGATAGGTATGAAGTTAAAGATATCTTCTAACACATCATTATCAGCCAGTGATGGTTTGATAATGCTGTCAATATCCTTCGATATTGGCAAGTGTAAAAGATCAACACTTCTCATCACCGATAAGGAGATGATAACGTATTGGTCTTCCTCATGTCTTAGATAGGACTTAAAAGTCTTACCTAAGATACGAGGGAAGCCGTCTTTATCAGTTTTGGTCCACGAAGAAAACCTAACTTCCTGATGAAGAGCATAACGCTCTGCATTAGTGCAAAGTTCTTTTAAGAACTTTACTGCATCTACATTTCCACGGAATTTCTTCCGTTTATTGTAGATGGAAGTTATCTTTGTCGTAAGAGGAAGAATATCTA